ATGATGTGTATAAGGAACTGACCATTTAAACCGACCCCAGACATTCTCATCATACCAATCAAGCCATGTCTTAATAGTAGTGGTTTTAAGCTGTGGATTGGTATTTCTAATGACTGCCCACCTAGACTTTCTAACGCCTTGGGCATTGGGTTTCTGTTGTAAAGCTCTTCTAAATATTTCCACACAACAGGCAACCGATTTACCACTCCCAACAGGACCCCTAATACCCCTAAAGAAGTCCTCAGACTTCATAAAATTTTTTAGAACAGCCCCATAGGGCTTATAGCTAAATTCGGTCACTCTGTTTTTCCTGAATCAACTCCAGCTTTAATAAATTTTTCTACCACATCAGGAGCAAAGCTCTCAATAAGCTTATCGGCTTCATAGTCGTTAATATGCTCTGTGGGATAATTCTTTAAATGTACCTTCTTAACTATTTCTCTTAATCGTCGTCTATCCGTTATTGATATGCTTTGGAGGAAACTCATTGGTATTATCCTTATATAATTGTTTGCGTAGGTCTGATTTTTCTTCGAGGTGCTTTTCAAGGCTTTGAAGAAGTATCTTATTCTGTTCTTTAAGGTTTTTAATTTCTTTTTCTAATTCTCTCATTTTCTTATCCATTTTGTTTAGTGAAAAAAAACTACTCTAAAGGGAAAAATATATATTGGGTACTCACATACCTTCGTGTTTGAAGAGGCTTGAACCTTTTTTTAGCTCTAATGTTTGTGTAGTAGTTCTATAGGTAGATTTGTGTTCGCTTTTTCGCCCCCCGGGTCGATAAAGCTCAATCTATCTCATAATGACTGAGTACCGTGTAGTTAAGATAGATCAATATTAATCTTAATGTCACCTTGTATATCGTGTTGCACCTTATCTGGTGCGCGTATGCCAGCTCGATCTAGTATATCTCTACTCGCTTCTAGCTGCACATATTCACTCTTGGCTCCGTTTGATAACTCAACTAGCTTCTTACTCGCTGTCACAGCGCCTAACCCTATAGTGTTTGCAACCCTCTCGACCATGTACCTCTGTACGTGTGGTAGTCGTAACGTTCTACTTGCTACTACTCTACCTGATTCTCCCTTTGCATATCCTACCTTTTGACTAGCTTCAGCTATGCTACATCCTGTGGTTACGATAGTATCAACTAGGTCTCGTTGTTTAGTGGTTAACTCGTTCTTCTTCAAACATCACCTCTTAGCACGAATAGTCATTTAAAATCCTTTGTCAACGAACATTACATTACAAATCATTACTGCTCTATGCACATGCATATGGATTCACAGGTATCAAGACTTAATTCACTGGCACACCAGCGACCAAACAAGTTGGTCTATGAATTAACTCTTTCCACCTTTAGAACCCATTAACAAAAAGAATTAAATAAGTAATATGTACGACACATCCGTGTCGCCTTTAATAGTGTCCTCGTAGAAAGAAACTCGGACAATCTCCTCTCTCTCGTGACAAGGATTACATTTTAGCAGAATCGAGAATCTCAAGTAAAGCTATGTTCCGCTTCATGCCTGTCAGGGCTAAAGTGCGTAGCCCTTCCTGTACGAGAACAAGCTTGACTAGATGATGATTCACGATTTGCAAATGAACTCCTTATCGTCACGAAAATAGTTCGTGATGTCGCAAAACACATCAATAAGGAGTCAAAAATGATATTAAATGATGTAAAAGTAAATTTCAAATCTATTCTAAATAATTGGTTTGAAAATGAAGATAAGATTAATCAATTAAGAAAAGAATCACAAAGATTTAGGGAATTAGAAAGCCAATTAGAAATGGCTAAATCAAGTGATGATTATGACAGAGTTAATGACTTAGTTCAGTACATGATAACTGAATTTAAAGTTGTTATGTCAAAAATATAGGTGGTTATATGAATAAATTAGAAACATTTTTCATATGCTTCCTAGTATCGTTTTTAATCAGCTACATGGTAGCGCAATACATAAGGATATTAATATGATTAGTAAATCAGTGATTATGACATATCAAGTAACCAAATGGTTAATGAGTGATGATGTTAAATTAATTAAGAAATTAATTCGTAAATTTAAGAATAAGAAAATTAATAAAAAGAAAAAATAGGAGTATAAATCATGACGGATAAATACAATATTACACAAGAAGATCAGCAATTAATATTAGATGCTAGAGATTTTGGTTTCGAAACTGCTAATATTTTAAATAAAGCATTAAAAGAAATATCTGATAATGCTGCTAATGAATCAATTCATATCCAAGAAGATTGGGATTGGAAATTGAAATTCATTACACAAACATTCTTTGGCTCAGTTCAAAAAGCTAAAGATTCCAATGTAAGAATGAAAAAATACTTACTATGGTTAGAAAGACAACAGAATGTTGATGATAAAATGGAACAAGCTAAAGAAACGACGATTAAAAATAATTGTCGTTTAGGTTTTTCCAAAGAAGTATCAGAAGTATTACAAAAAACATATCAAGAATATACTGGTAGTGTTTTTGTACCATATGTAAAAAGTGAATCTGATAAACAGAAAACCAAAAATGAACGTATTTTAGAAGTTCATAATAAAAAAATGGTTAATTACATAACTGACTTAAATAAAGTTTTGGAAGGTGACAAAGTAAGTTACCAGCCAAAACATTCTATTGAGGATTTAACAGACGCAGTACAAACAGCGTAGTTAAATAGAATATTCATTATACAACTCCAGCCCTAAAGGGCTGGGGTTTTTTTTTATACTCAAGCACTGCACTGTGGGTGGTGATTCCGAACGAGGTTAATATGATAGACAAAAAAGTAATTGACGCTGTGCAAACATTAAAAGAGCATGGCATTAATGTAGAAACACAAGTTATGGAAATTGTTGCAAAACAATTAAATCATAAACTAAAGGTGAAGTCTGTTAAAAAACAACCACCTGTAGTAAATGATTCCGAATTAGTACAACAATATGTAACTAATAATAATGTAACAAAAGTACCACAAGGTCAACGTAGTAATCAATATTACAATGGTGTGTCGTGGGAAGATAAAACGTTTTCAAGTGAAATTGGAAGTAAAGTACATAAATCAATAGATACTTTTACAATAAGAGTATTAACAGAGTTAGTTTACAATCCAAAACATAAAGTCATATGGAAAACTTGTATGCAAATAGCAGAAGTTCTTCATTTACATAAAGATTTTTCAGAAACAGATAAAGCTGTTCGTATAGAATTATACAAAAGTATGAACTCATCTTTAGTAAGATGTAAACATTTTGATACACCAAAAAGAAAAAAATTAATTCATTATTCCCTAACAGATAAGGGATTAAAATTTATCAATGAGGCAGTAAAATGAAAAATAAATTCGATAAATATTCTGAATATATAGGTACATTTATACTAACTTATTTAGGATACGGAACGCTAGTTATATTAACTTTACTATTCCTGGGTGTGAATCCCACATTAGTAATAAGTGTAGTATCAGCTCCACTATGGATAATGATTTTATATCTATCCTACAAAACAACAATCGTAATCAAAAGGAAATCAAATGAGTAAAACAAGTAATTGGGTTTTAATAATGAATGAAGCAGCTGCCGAATTAACTAGAGAACAATTCATCAAAAAATTTGGCGAAGCTAATGCTGATGTATGGGATTCAGTAAATAGAGAGGAAAATATATGATTACATTATTAGAAGTACATGATGAATTACAAAAAATAAAAACTATTGTTACTGACATAAGACTTCGTGGTCAATGTTCAGTAGCTGTTGGTAAACAAGTTATAGAAGTTATTAAAATTTGTGATCAACGCATTGATTACATTAATCAAGTAGAAGAACAAACTACACAACAATACGGAACATGAAAAGGGGAAATGGATATGCGTGTATTATTATTATCGTAAAATAAAAATAAGTTTAGTCTTACTTTTTGTAAAATTTAACAGAGTAATTATTGATTATGCAATAAAAGAGGAGTTGAAAAATGCCGAAGAAAAAGAAAAGAGAAGTACCTATAGATTCTGATTTGTTAGAAGCAATAGATGATCAAATTTATAAACATCTACCTATTCATAAATTAAAAGAAATAATTGATGAAAGAATTGCATTAGCAATTAAACCAAAAACAAAAACTAAAAAAGCAGCGTAAAATGGCTAAATTAAGTAAAAAAAAATTAAATGAAATAATGAATGACGCATATCATATTTGTAGAGAAGAAGAAATTCGACTTGGAGCATATGACAAATGTTTTGTTGTTTATTCTTTTAATAAAGATGTAACGGTAAAAGATATTAATGCAGCTCTTAAAAATATGCATGTATCTGCAAGAGAACTTTCAGATGAAGAAGTCATCTATCATATATAAAAAAGGAGTATACAATGCCAGAACTAAGACAATATCAAAGAGATCATTATAACGATAAAATTTATAGAGTGTTTGCACCTAAAATTTCTGAACAAGAAATAGTTTTAACAGAAATTAAATCAAAAATGGTAGAAGAATCAAAACCAAAATTTGCAAAGAAATTTGGTTTAGATAAATTGTTAAATGATTTAGAATACCAATGTGGTGCAGTTACTACTTTAGAAGATAAACATCTTCAATCAGAAGAAAAATTAAAACAAAAATCTCGTGATGAATTACAAAAATTAGAACAAGCTAATGGTAGAGAACGTGTTCATCAAGAACATAAATTAAAAGCATTAAAACGTTTAATTTATAGCAAAATACAATCAAATGATTTGTTAGCAAAAATGACTTGGCACATTAGAAGTTCTGATGAAGTTGAACCTAAAAATTTAGATAGTATGCTTACAGAAGGTGTTGTTAAAATAGTTAAAGATCAAGTTAAATTTACACCTGAAGGTAAAAAATTACAATTATTAGAAGCTATGCAACAAAAATGTAGAGATACAGTTATGGAAGCTAATGCTCCTGATGAAATAACTAGAGCTTTAACATTAATGCTAAAACCTCTTGGAATGAGCTGGGAAGTACAAGTACCAATGTTAGAAAATAAAAAGGCAAGTTAATGGAAGAAAAATTAATTGATAAATGGCTACCTGATTTTAGAACTAAAAAATATTCTAAAAAAGAAGCTGCTAAATTAATGCATGAATCATTAATAAAACATTGTAAAGCATTTGGAATGAAACCAGATATTGAAGTAGCTGGTCCTCAACAATATCCAAATAAATTTACACATACAGAAGATGAAATGGCTGGAAGTAATACGGATAATATACAAGTTACTTGGGAATCAGGACCTTGGGATTGGGGAGTACACTATTCATTAGGTAGTAATCCTAAATCATATCCATTTGGTCCAGCTGATAAAAATATACAGGATTGGTATTTAGAAACCCATTGGGGTTTTGATGTTATATTCTGTGATGTATAAGAACACTCTGCTGAATATATGGTTTTCATGTTTCAACAAAATGGAAAGTTACATGAAATAAGGGGAAAGTGTGACTGAGTTTC